CCCAATGAACTCGTAAGCGCGCCGGCGAGAGCCTTGTCGAGCGGTCTCCCCTTCTCCTCGGCGAACGGCCACTTGGTCGCCATCGGATACTGCTCGACCTCGCCAGACTCGTGGATCAGTTCGTACGAGGCGACTACCCATCGGTGAGTTTCGTCGGACTCGATCGACCATCGAGTGCTGCGCGCCGCTAGTCCCTGCGCGTGAAGTGCCTGCCGGCACGCCGACATCATGTCCTCGGCCGAGGCGTAGCGGTAGCGGTGAAAGGCGTTCTCGGATCCCTTGTGCACGGCCTTCAGGTCTCTCTGGGCGGCGATGAGCGCGCGGCGCAGGCCGACGGGCGCGCCGTCGGTCGTGGGCTTTGTTGGCTTCGTCACTCGCGGCCTCCTTCCGGTCGAGCGTCGAGAACCCGGAAGGTCGTGCGCGTCGCGTACCGCTCGGCGAGTTCCGGGTTCTCGGCGAGCAGTCGCTTGGTGTCAACGCCCGACCGCGACCGCTCGCGGTAGGAGACGCGCCACCCGCCGCCGGCCCCCATCTCGGCCTGCCCGAGAGCGGTGAGGAGCATCGCCTTCGCGTTGTCGAGCGCGCGATCTGCCGCCGTCGCCGACTCGCGCGCCACGATGTACGCCTCCATGATCTCGCTCGGGATGTGCGTCGCCGCGCCCGACTGCCGGGTCACTCGCGCCGCCGTGTCGAGCGTGAACGCCCCCTCGGGTTGCGTGTCGCCGACGATGTGCTTCTCCCACCACTCGGCGGCTCGGGCCTCGATCTCGTGGCAGTACCCCTCGTCTCGCGGAACCTCGTAGAGCGAGAACGAGAGATGGCTCCCGTCGAGCACCGCAACATAGGCGCGCTGCGACTCGGCGCAAAGCATCTGATGCTGAACCTGGAGCATCACGGCCTCGGGCACGGCCGAGGATCCCGGCGCGCCGTATCCGACGGGCGAGCCGTGGCACTTCGCCTCGACGATGTCCGAGCCGCGCTCGAAGCGATCGAGCATCCCGTCGACATTCGCGCGCAGCACGCCGCGCACGAATGTGCTCGACGGGGCCACGACCTTGCGGCCCAGTTGCTCGCTCGCCATCGCGAGGAGCGCAGGCTCCACGACCGAGCCGATCTTCGCGGCCTCGCTCGGGTATCCCGCTTCAAGCTCCACGCGCCCCGTCTTTTCGGCCCACACATCAACGGCCGACTTCCACCTCGACACGCCGAAGATCGCGGCCATGTCGCTACTTCCGAGTCCGCGAGTCCTTGCCTCGCGCTGCTTGTCTGTGATCATCACAAACTCCTGTCTCGATTCGCTCGACCTTGAGTGAACGAGGCCCGGTGCAGTCGAGCGTGCACCGTGTCTCCGTGATCTTGCCGATCACGATGTCGATCGATTCCCCGCCGCACGACACGCGGATGCCTTCGCCCTCGCGCCTAACGATCACGAGCGGCAAGCGTGACCGCCTTTCGGTGGCCGGCCGCGTGGCCGACGAGCGAATCGCGGGAAGTCCTCCTCGCGCCAGAGCAGCGTTACGGCCCGGTGCTGCGGGAGGATCACGCGCTCGCGCGCCATCTGGAGCACGCGACCGGGAGTCACGCCGAGCCGCTCGGCAACCTGGCGGGTCGTGAGTAGGTCGGTCATTCGGAGTGCTCCATCGCGCAGAAGGCGCACATCGCATGATCGCTCGGCGACGGCTTCGCGTGCACGACCTCGCGGTAATCGCAGTACGGGCAGGTGAGCGTCGTGGTCTCCGGCCCCGGCACGGGCCACCCTCGCGCGGCCCAGAGGTCGGCGTACTTGGCGGCCGGATCCTTGCACCAGTCGGCCTCGATGACGAGCCGCCTCGCCTCGTCGCGCTGCGCCGTGATCTCGTCGAGCGCGAGGAGTGCGGCTTGGAGTTCGCTGCTGCTCATCGCCTCGCCTCCACTTCGCACGGGATCGACCTGGCCTCGCGCACGAGGGACTCCATCGAGGAGAGCAGCGTGAACGCGCGCTCCGTCCATTCGTCCCCGACCTCGCCGCCGATCGGCTCGGCCTCCTCGCGGCACTCGGCGAGGCACGCCGCGTAGCCGGCGATGTCGAGCGGGTTGTCGGCCTTCGGCGTGTGCTGCTCGCGCGCCAACTTGTCAAGGATCATCATGGTGGCCCAGTCCGCCGGCGTGAGCGGCGCAGCGAGTTTGTGCCCGAGAACGGCGTTGATCGCGCCGACCGTGCGCGCGAAGTGCCGCGCCGGAGGGCCGTAGGCCGAGCCGCGCTCCTCGACGATGCGGAGAGCCTCCCGGAGTAGTTGTGCCTTGTTCATCGTGCGCTCCTCGTCAGAATGGGAAGTCGGCCTCGGGGATCGGCGCAGGCGCGGCCTTCGGTGCGGCATCGCGCTCGCGCGGCTCTTGGAACTTGAGCGACATGAACTTCTTCCCGCTCGCGGACTCCTTCACCCATGCGGCGATCTCGACCTTCACGCCGTTCACCATCGCGTCGCCGCGATAGTCCGGAGTGCGTTCGCCGGGTTGCTTCTTGTCGTTGCGGAAGAGTGCTCCGGTGTTCTCGCGTTGTTCGTAGGTCATGTGGTGCTCCTTCTGGTTAGGGGTTGTGATTCTCATACGCGGCGATACGCTCGCCGATCCAACTCATGCAGTTGCAGGCCATCGAGTTCCCGAGTGCCTTGTACCTAGGGCCGTCTGGGCATTGCTCGGCAGGCTTGCCACGGTACGGGATCATCGTCCAGTCATCCGGGAAACCTTGAAGTCTCTCGCACTCGCGAGGCGTGAGTCGGCGGACGGTCATCGCGTTTCCGACGATGGAGTGTCCGTTCCCATCAGAAGGGTCGGGATATCCACGCGCACCGCTTCCGCCTTTGATCGTGGCCGATGTATCGGTGAACGCCAACGCCGCATGGGCCGCGTTGTCCTTGGCGAGCGTGTGGCACGGGTCGCCAGGTACGCGGTTCTGACGATTCACCGGGGCGGTGATCTGAAACAGGTCGTAGGGGACGGGAGCTACTGGGATATACGCTCCGTGCCCATCTAACTCGGTGTGCGACCGAAGGCCACGAGTGCCGAGCGTACCGGCGGTCGGCTGCGCGATCATGGTGAATCCGTCCGCTCTGCTGTAGTCGTGGGCCGTCGTTTCAAGCGTTGGTGCTACTCGGTGACTTGTGATGCAACCGCCTCCAACGCCGCCTTCAGCATCGGCGGCAACGCCTTTCCCCTTCGCTCGGCGCGCCTCAAGATGCCGCTGCAAGCCCTCGGCGAGAGCGAGTACTTCGCCGGGAGCGGCCCAGTCTCGAGCACTTCGCTCAATGAGGCGACCAACGACGAAGACCCTGCGGCGGCGTTGCGGGACGGCTCTGGGCCATCGCCCCACTCGCAGGTATTGAGCGTCGAGCACCCGGTAGGCCCACCCATACCCGAGTTGCCCCAACGCCCCGAGGAAGGTTCCAAAATCCCGTCCTCCCCCGCTCGACAGAACACCGGGGACATTTTCCCACACGAGCCATCTCGGGCGCAGTCGATCAGCGATCGCCAGGTAGGTGAGCATGAGGTTTCCGCGTGGGTCGGCGAGTCCCTGTCGCAGTCCGGCGACGCTGAAGGACTGGCAGGGAGTTCCTCCGACCAGAAGGTCGATTGCACCTCGGGTGATGGGCCATTGTTCATGCTTCGTCATGTCTCCGTAGTTGGGGATGTTTGGGAATCGGTGCGCGAGCACCGCCGCCGGGAAGGGTTCGATCTCCGAGAATCCTACGGGTGTCCACCCGAGGTGATGCCACGCAACGCTCGCGGCCTCGATGCCGCTGCACACACTCAAGTATCGCATCGTGCGTACTCCCGTGAAACCTTTGCAGCGTAGCCGTCCGTGGCTCTCCGGCGCGTTCCAGTTGCGCCCCGTGGCCCTCCATTGTGGATCCGTGCGATGGTGTCGATCGACCAGTCCCTCGCGTAGCGCGATAGGTACGCGAGCACGACGCGCTCGGCGTAGGCTCGGTCGGTCACGGCCTCGTAGCCGCGAGCGCGCAGGCTCGGCTCGTGCTCGACCGCATCGAGCCAGTACACGCGGTGTATTTGGTACGCGCCGAGCGCGCGGCCATCGTCGCCGACGGCGCGGTCTGGGTCGCGCGAGCCGCCCGTTTCAACCTGGCGTAGCGCGTCGAGGATCCGGCGGGTGTCCGTGCCGTCGGGAGGCGGCACGACGAGCGCGGCGGCGAGGAGGGCGGCGATCATTCGTCAACCTCCTCAAGGATCACGAGGTCGGTGAGATCGACGATCATCGGCTCCCCGGTGATCGAGTACGCGGCGCGCACCTCGATCATCCCGGTCTCCTCGACAATCCCGTAGACATCGGCCGACGAGCGGCACGACGAGAACATATGCGCGAGGGCATCGTCGAAGGCATCCGAGTCCGGCTCGATGTGCTTGGGGTCGATGTGCGCGAGGATCGTGCGTGAGGCTTCGGCCTCGGCTTCGTGCGGGAGGTAACTCACGCGATCACCTCGCGCATGATTCGAGCTGCCTCGATGATACGCTCGCGCCGGCGAGGCAAGGACATTCGCGGGAGACCGTGGTACAGGTTCGCGAGGATCCACGATCCGCACCAGCCGTCTGGATCGTTCGTGATCTGCGCGCTGATCGCTCGTCCGCGCGAAACATCAAGAGACCACCTATAGCAGTTGATGCGTTCAAGGCCGGCTTCAAAGATGATCTCTTGCACAGTCTGGTGATCGTCAATCGTTGCATACCCGCTATCGCTAATCGTGTAGTTCACGGTCGGTTCCTTTCGTCGGGATTCGTTCCCGACCCACACATCATCGGCCAGAATCGCCGCGAGTCAATAGGATATCCAAGATATTCTATCGGCTCGCGCAAGTATCCACGGGAGCGGGACTTACGCGCACGGAGTTATCGGAGGTGGCAACCGTTGCCACTTATCCACAAGGTTATGCGCCGCGCTTGCCGCAGCATCCGCGCCGCTTCGGCGGGTCGGCGGGAGCATCGCCGGCGACCGTCACGGCGACCCAACGCGCCTCTGGGCACGACGCGCTCGCGAGCCTGATCTTCGCGCCGACGAAGCATCCGCAGGCCAGACACACTCCCCGGTCGTGCTTCTCGCACGCGAGGCACGAGTCCCATCGCGCGGTGATCGCGTCCTCGGGAGCGCGGTCGCGCCCGAGCGCGGCCTTCGCCACGCCGACGGCCCCGCGCGCGAGGTCGGCGATTCCGTTCGTGTAGACCACGACTCGCTCGCTCATATGCGCTCGACCTCGATCATCGACGGGATCGGCCCCGCGTATGCCGCCGAGTACCAGTTCGTTAACGACAGCGTGACGCACGGAGCGGGGAAGTTGTCCGTGATCGACACGCTCGGCGCGGCACTAAAGGTAATAGTTCCACCCGTTCCAACCGTAGCCGTTGCGTCGCATGGGCCGAGCACCGTTGAGGATGTAGCACCGCTGTCCCACGGGCCGAACGAGACTCCCGGAGTCCACGATGTTGCCTGCCCGATCGGTCGCCACCTATCGAGCGTGAACTTCCTCACCTCGTATACGGTCGAGGATCCCTGATCGTAATCATGACAGCCGTAGTAGATCGCTTCGGCCTCCTCGTATGAGTCGTACTCATACGGCGATCCCCAAGTTGCTGACGGGTCGGAGCAGTTGTCGCCAGGTTCGACGCGAGTAGGGAATCGGAAGAGCACGCGCAGACGGCTCACGCAGTTGCACGGAGGAGTTCCGCAAGCGTGCGAGAAGGTCGTGCCTGCACCGCACGGAGGCGTTCCGCCGCTCTGGGTTCTGACGCTCGGCGTGTACCACGCTGCGATCGATGCGAGTCCGCCCGTGACCGTGGTTCCAGAGTTGAAGGTCGCAGATATCTCGGTGCTGTTGATCCCGCCGACAGTCCATTGGAGGATGCCAGTCGGATTCCCGTTCGGTCGCGCGATCTGCTTGGTGATACCTGTCAGAGCTCGACCAGTACCGGGAGAGTCATACTGGCACAATGGATCATCGCCGGAGCCAGGTCGGCATACCTGATCGAACGGAGACGAGATGATGTACGAGGCGACAAGTTGCTCCGAAGACACCCAAGGAGAAACGGTGATCTTGTCGCTGCCTTGATACAGCCGCCGAGGAGGTTGAAGCGTTGAGTTTGGACAGCCGAATCCACCGCAAGATTCGACCTGATCTCCCGTCAGCACATAGCCGGCCGTGCCCTCGATGTGCCACGCCATCTCGCCGGCGTCGAGTTTGATCTTGTAGGTGCGATTCGGCGGTACGGGTGCAGGAGGCCACGAGCACGCATCGCAGGGCGTGGATGATCCGGTGCAGCAGCAGGCACGCGCCGGGTTCAGCATCTCACTTCTTCAGCCACTTGGACAGCAGGCCGAAGTGACCAACGATAAAGCCGCCGACGAGGCAGAGGCCACACGCCCAGACCGAGCCGAGGAACGATTCAACGCTTGCGAGCACCATGTGTAGATCCCTTCTTTCGATTCTTCCGGACAGGTTGAGGTGGCGCGGTGCGCCTGAAAGCCTCGTCGAACATCCTATCGCGCTCGCGCATCTGCCACACTCGAGCGCGCGCATCATCGCCGCCCACCTCGATGAGCTCGGCCGCGAGTTCGGCGTTGCGACGCTCGGCCGGCGTGATGAGGCCGAGCCATCCTCGGATGAACTTCCCGAGGCCCAAGTGCCACACGAGGAACGCCACGCCAGAGATCGAGAGCGCGAGGAGCGCGTAGGTCACGACCTCGGCCCACCACGGCGTGATGTTCGTCGTGCCCATGAGATACACCTGCACGGCATCGACGAGCCCGAGTATCTGCTCTTGTTCCACGATGCCCCCCTCGGCTTGCGTGCGGATCGCCGGGATCGACGGATCCGGCTTCCAGGTCTCCTCGTGGATCGTCTCGAACCGACGGCCGCTCGACCTCGCGAGCGTGCCGATCTCGTTCGAGGATCGCGCGATCTTCTCCGTGGCCGTCGAGCATCCGGCGATCACGGCGCACACGATCACGAGCGCGCGCGTCATGGCTCCTCCGGCTCGACGAAGTTAGTGCCATCCCACTCCCAACCGATCGAGCACCGTTGCCCATCGGCGAGTTGAACCATCGTGCTATCGACTGGAGGCGACCACGATGAGCCGCCGTCCCAAATAATGATGTTGTCCACGATGCCGCCGATGACGATCGCCCATCGCATGAGGATCTCCTAAAAGTATGCCGTGATGATGACGAGTCCCGGCCCACCGCTTCCGCCTGCGCCGCTCCCGATCCCGTTCAATCCGCCGCCGCCACCGCCTCCACCGCCGCCGTAGTTGCCGCCATTGCCTCCGGCGCGGCCTGCCGTTGAACTGCCGCCACCGCCACCGCCGCCCGTGCCAACGACACCGTTCGACGCTCCGGTGCTTCCTGCGGCGTTTGCCGCTCCTCCCGCGCCGCTCCCGTTGAAGTGCGCGGTGCGCGATCCGTTGCCACCGCCTGCGGTGGCGTTGCCGCTCGTGATGCCACCACCACCGCCGCCGCCGCTCGCGCCCTTCGTGAAGCCTGGCGAGTTCGCCCCGGTCGTGTGTGCGCCTGCTCCGCCTGCGCCGCCGTCGAATATCCCGGCCGTAGTCGATGAGCCGGCCGCGCCGCTCGTGGTCTGCCCGCCGCTCCCGGCGTTGCCGACTCCGGTGAGAGCAATATCACCGGCCCCAGAGGTGGAGCCGACTCGACTTTCACCTCCGGCCGTTCCGTTGTTTCCGTTCGTGTCGTTCGTCGCCTGCGCTGCTCCGCCAGTCCCGCCGGCTCCAACCGTGACATAGAGCGTTGCAGGAAGGGCACTAGCCGGGAAGTTCTGCACATTGATGCAGCATCCGCCGCCACCGCCGCCGCCGCTGCGATGCGTTGCAGCCGCGCCGCATCGGCCACTACCGCCGCCTCCTCCGCCAGAGATGAGCCACATATCGACATACGCGCATCCGGTCGGCTTCGTCCATGTCGATGATGTCGTGTAGACGCTCACTTGGGCCTTGCGACCGTCGATGCGTGCGATCGCCTGCGTCGTGCCGTTGTCGGTCTCGACGAAGAGCGCGCCGTCGTAGTAGTTGATTGCGATCTCGCCCTGCGCGAGCTCGCCCGTGGTCGGTTCCTCGCCCGTGTCGCCGCTGCGCTTGTGCTTGATGATGTCGGCCATCAGGTTGCTCCGTACTCGCCGCCGTCGAGTTCCTGAACAAGTCCGGCGGGACAGGTTCCCGTGATCGGATTCGGCGCGATGAACTCGTACGCGAGGCTACCGTCGGCCGCTCGACGCATGACCATCTCGACGATCACATTGGTCGGGATAGGTGCTATCGAGAATCCATCGGCCGTATCGAGTTCGAGCGATGTCACGGCGTAGCCGTACGCGTTCGTGGCCGTGTTCGATAGCTCGAACAGGTTGACGGCGAAGTCGGTCGATGTCGTGCCCGTCCTCCCGTCCGCGACGATCGACACGACGAGGGAGTTGGACGCGTCGCGCCGCACTTCCTCCCACGAGTATTTCCATCGCGCGCGGCCGGCTACGGCGATCGTGTTCCCGGTGATCCGTGCCGGGAACCGCTTCTCGCGCTGCGCGTAGTTCTCGCCCGTGCGGTCGCCGCTTCCGGTCGCCTGCACGGCCGCGTAAATCTGCCCCCAGGTCTCTGGAGTGAGCGCGCCGAGTCCCTTGTTGATCGTCGGCTTCATCGTCAGATACCGGGAAGGCCACTAAAGGCGGATGTGCCGGGGAATGGTTGCCGCGCGTAGACCTCGACCGCTTGGCCGGCGGAAAGTTGCGGGTCGCCGTCGGCTTGCCGCTTTGGCACTTGGCGCAGGTGCGCGGCCGCATCCCAGACGAAGGTATAGGTCACCTCATAGAGATCGACCGCGATGCGCGAGCGACGCACGCCCGTGAACAGCACATAGCCGGCCGTCCCGCCGAGGAAGTCTGCCGAGTTGCGTGTGCCGATCATCGTGTTGACGGTCGCTTGATCCGTGTTCGTGAAGTTCAGGCGCACCGTGTAGGTCAACTCCTGCTGCACGACGAGTCCAGATACGGGCACGCCGGCTTGATCGACCTTCGTCCCGCCGATGTCCGTCGTGAGACCGGGCGAGGATAGGTTCGCCGGGAGCGTCGCGCCCGTGCGCCAGATATCGACGGCCTCGACGCGCGTACTCGACTCGATCTTCGCGAAGTTCTGCGCTATCTCCGACTGCGCATCGTCTGTATACGAGGCCGTCGCCGTCCAAGTCTGCCCGCCCGAGTCATCGACTGGGGCATAGGACAGGTTCGAGAGTTTCGCTCCCGACGAGATGCCGCCCGAGTACGACGCGCCGAGCGTGTAGCCCGCGCCCGTGAGTTGAGTACGAGCGGCCGAGGCCGTGCCGGCCGAGACGGCCGTGACGAGCAGGTTCACGCGCGCCGACTTCGTGTCGTTCGCTTCGGTCTCCTCGATGCTCTTGACGATCACGGCCATAGGTCACCCCTTCAGGTAAGCACCGCCACGCCGCCGGCCGAGAGCGCGGCGTTGATCTTCTTCAGTTCGTCGGTCTGCTTCTTGGTCTCGTCGAAGATTCGGCGATCGATGTCGATCGCGTCGCTCGTCGCGGCGATCTTGAGTCCGCCGATCGCGGTCGATACGGTCTCGGTCATCTGCTGCCGGCGGAGATCGTCCTCCATCGCCTTCGCGCGTGCGGCCTCGGTCGCGTCGGCGATGCTCGCCTCCAGGCGGGTACGCTCGTCGAGGAGCCGATTCTGTTCGGCCTCGGTGCGCTTGCGCTCGGCGACGGCATCCCGGAGATCCTGCACGGCCTTGAGTTGCTCGATCAGGTCGTTGGTCGCCGCAGCGTCGAGGCCCGCCGCCTGCGCCTTCATGCGGAGGATGTGCTCCTCGGCCGCGGCCTTGCCCATCGTGAGTTCTAGCATCTCGCGCTCGAGCGCGGCCTGCTCGTTGGCGATCGAGTCGATCGCGGACTGGAGCGCGCGAGCCTCCTCCGTGATCCGAATCGTCTCCTGCGCGATCGTGTTCTTCTCGCCCGCTGCGGCCTTCGCGACCTTCTCGGCCTCGGCCTGCTGCTTGGCGAGGTTGAGCGCATCCTGCGCCGCCTTGATCCGGGCGATCACTTGCGGATCCTCGATGCCCGCCTGCTTGATCCGGCGGTCGAGGATCATCTCCTCGTAGTCAGCCGCCGACAGCGTGAGCCGTAGCCGTTCGTCCTCGATGCCTTGCAGGATCGAAGCGACCGCCTGCTTCTGGGCCTCGGCCTCGGCCTCACGCCGACGCTGCTCGGCGACCTTCGACACGAGGTCGAGCCGTTGCTGCTCGAGGGCGAGCGACTGGCTCGTCGATTCGGCCAGTTTCTTGGCTTCCTCTTCTTGGGCGCGCATCGCACTCTGGATCGCATACTGCTGCTTGAGATTCGCTTCGAGTTCGTTGAACTTGGACTCCTCGATCTCGCCCAGGTTGAGCGACATCTCGGCATCGCGCAAGCCTTGCTCGGCCTTGCGGACGGTCTCCTCGGCTTTAGCTCGATCACGCGATGCGTCCGCGAGCGTCTTCTGCGCTGTCGCGTTCGCGGCGATCTCATCCCGGAGGTCGCGCTCTCGTGCGATCTGCTCCTCGGTGAATCGGATCCCGTCGCCTCGTGCGTTCAGGAGAGCCTGAAGACCCTTGATGTCCGCCTCGATGCCCTCGGACTTGGCCTCGGTTCGCTCGCGCTCGGCTCGGATGTTCTTCAGCGATCCGAGCACCTCGTCGATAGCCGCCTTGGTGCGAGACATACTCGCCTCGATGCGCGCATTCGACTCGGCGACTCGAGCCTCGGCATCGGAGACGAACTTCTCGATCACGGCATAGAGCGCGCCGGCGGCGACGAGGATCAGGCCGATCGGCCCCAGAGCCGTGTAGAGCGCGGCCCCGATCGCACGGCCGGCCGTCGCGGCTCGTGCCGCCACGCCCGTGAGCGTCGCGTCGAACTTGAGCGCGCCGGACTTGATCGCCTCGAACGCCGTCGAACTCGCAGCCGGCAAGCCTTGGAAGCCCGCCTTGATCCGGCCGAACGCCGTCGAGGCGAGCGTCGGGAGCGACGAGATCGCCGGCCCGATCTTCGAGAGCGCGCCAGTCGCAGCCGTCGCGCCCGACGAGAACGCCGAGGACATCGAGTCGCGGAGAGCCACGAACCGGGCCGGGATCGTGCCCGTGAAGTCCCGCACCTTGCCGAGCGCGGCCGTGATCGCGCCGCCCTGCGACTTCGTCACGGTTGCCGTCTGGACGATCGCCTCCTCGATGCGCGACGAGCCGAGCACGATCGCATCGGCCATATCGACCGAACCAGTCGCGAAGGATGCCCGAGCCTTCGCCATCTGGGCCTCGACGGCTCCACCCATCGAGAGGATCGGCGAGTTCGTGATCGTGCTCCCGAGGATGTCGATGTCGCCCGTAGCCTGCTCGCGTGCGCTCCGGATCGCCTTCGCCACGCCTTCAATCGGCGCGAGATCGATCGGAGGAAGGACGGTCGGGTCGATCGCAGGCGCGACCGTAGCCGCCGCCGCTGCGACCGGAGCCTCCAACTTCGGAGCCGTGATCTTCATCCCCGCGAGCGCGCCCGCCTGCCGTTCGAGTGCCGCGATGCCCTCCACGACCTTCGGGATCTGCTTCGTCCCGATCTGCACGAGGTCGCGCATCTGGAATATGAACGACGGATCGATGCCGAGTTTCGCGAGCGTGGTCGAGAGAGCGTTCACCGCTCCATCCATCGCCGCCAGGTCGCGCTTGGACTTCCCGACGAAGCCGTTCAGAGCGGCGAACCCGCTCTGGAGTCCGTCCGCGTTGACCTTGAAGTTGACGAACAGGTCGCCCGTGTTAGCCACTCTTCGAGCCTCCTAGTGCCTTGAGCATAGCGATCCAAGCGTCCGGCCCCTTACTCTCGGCGGCAGGAGACTTCGGAAGCCACGGCATGAACTCGGAGACCTTCGCGGCCGCGCTACCCGGCTTGCGGTGCGCGTTCACATAGAGCGCGGCGAGCATCGCGAAACCGTAGTCGGTGCGGAATCCGCCGATCGGTTCGAGCGCGTCATAGGCCATCCACTCGGTGAGCTCGCGCGATGACACGCGAGACTCGACCTCGGCGACCGTCATCCCGAGCGCGAGCGCGAGGCGGAAGAGGAACCGCCGGCACGCTCGCTCGGTCAGTTTCCCGTCATGCTCTCCACATCCTTCGCGCCCATCCCAGAGAGCCTCTGGGCGACCTCGAAGAGCGGGTCGATCACGCGAGCCGGGAGGCCCGCGACCTGCTCGACATCGCCGTCGGCGAAGAGCCGCTTGCCGTCTGCGTCGCAGATGCACCGGACGAGGAGGCGCGCGCGGAGGTTCACGAAGTTCATCTCGCGGTTAGTGCCCTTGCCGATGAAGCACGCGGCCTCGAACGAGTCTCGCTCGCCGGCCGTGAGGCCACGGATCGAGATCGGCTCGGCGATGCCGGGAATGGAAACCGCCTCCACGGGAATGGAGGCGGCAAGGGAAAGCACGAAGTCCTTGGATGCGGTCATGGTGTGGTGCTCCGAGATGTGCGAGGCGATCAGGTCGAGGAGGTGAAGCCGCCAGTCACGCGGACGGTGAGATCGGCCTCGACCGCGCCATCGACTGCGGCCGAGACATTGAACGAGGTCACATAGCCGATGAAGGCAAGCGCAAATCCGCCCGTGCCCGTGTTGGGGCCGAACTGGATCGAGAACTTCCGATACGCCGCCCCATTCGCGTAGGAGGACGGGTTGAGTGCGCCAGTCGAACCGAGAAGGCCCGAAGTGTAGGCCGGAGCGAACAGCGTCACGCTGATCGTTCCCGAGTCCTTCGTGCCGCCGATGAAGGACTTCACGGTTGCCGACAGGGCAGAGGTATCGATCTCGGCGATCGAGATCCCATCGAGGGAGATCGACTTGACCTCGCCGAGCGTGGTGTCCACGGTTCCGGCTGATCCAGAGGTCGCGGCGTAACGGAAGAGTGATCCAGGTGCGACGATTGCCATGGTTAGACGCTCCAGGTGATTGCGGAAGTGAGCTTGACGGTAGCGGACGCGGTCACGGCCCCATCCTGCTCCGCCGAGATCGAGAGGTTCGTGCAGATGCCGTCGAAGACGGCGATCAAGGAACCACCAGAGAAGGAAAGGGTGAACGCAGTCGCAGAAGCGTCACCGCTTACAGGGTTGAGCGACGCGTTGATGTCGGCATAGTTAGCCGGCGCGAAGAAGTCGATCGTAAGCGTGCCCGCCTCGAACGCGCCCATCACAAACTGCTTGTCGGAGTCGGAAAGACTCGTGATGTCGATCTCGGTCAACGAGGAGCCGCCGACGGAGAGATTAGTGACTTCGGCGATCGCGGATCCGCTGATGCTCAAGGTCGTGTTGTATGCAGAGAGTGCCATGGGTGTACCTCGTTAGGAGTGCATCGAGACTACCTCTAGCGTCGCCAGATACAAACCGTGCGTAGCACCATCTGCGGGCGGTTGGTAGTCGGTCTGGATCGTCGAGACCCGGCTCGACTTCACGGAAATCTTCAGGGTCGGCCCCGAGTAGAAGTCCTGCGCCCAGTCGGCGAAGATCGCTTGAGCCTTCTGGGCGATGTCCACGGAGACCTTCTTGTCGAGCGCGAGGCAATGGAGCGACACGCTCGACCGGGTGAGGGTCGGCACGCCGGACAGGACGAGGTACGGCGCGCTTGAGTTCAACTCGTACACGATCGCCGGGAGCGACCCATTGTCCTCCCGAAGTTCCGGGTAGATCCGCACCGGGTTCGTGCCGATGATCGAGGTCAGGCTCGCCGTAGCGGCGACCTTGGCCTTCATCGCGGTCTCGATGTTCCAGACCGTTTGTGCGCTCACGATTGATCCTTACTGGGGGCCGACTTGATATTGCCCCACGCATTGATGAAGTCGGCGAACTCCTGCACCGCCGTCGCCTCGGCCCCCGGCTTGAGCCGTTTGAAGAGCCGGAAGAAGATCCACTTGCCGGGGATGTCCTTCTTCCCCTTCACCCATCCGCGCATCCGGCCCTTGCGGACGATCGAGAACCCCTTCTCGATGAGCCGGCCATAGAACGCCCCGCTCTTCCCGGTCACGCCGATACGGCGACCGATGTAGAGCCGACGCTGCTTCGAACCGAGCGGGATCACGGCGATCGCCGTCGTGACCTTGGCACGCGCCAGACCTGGCGAGACCATTCGGCCGCGCCTCATGTACGGCCAGAGACGGTCGCCCGGAAAACCCTTGTCCGTGTTCGTCGCGAGCGACCCCACCTCGGAGCGCATGGCGGCGGCGATGCGTTCGAGCGTACGGGTCGCCACGCGCTCGATGGTCGCCTTCTTGAGGTTCTCGTCCATCTTCTTGAAGGCCGCGACGAGTTCCTTCCCGCCGGACAGGTTGACGCTCTCGAAGAACTGCTGCGACATCAGACCACCTCCCGTACGGTCACGGTCACGGTCTGCTGCCGCGCGTCGTACTGCTCGATGCCGATGATCTCGAAGGTGGCCCTATCCGACTGGAGGCGGGAAGTCACCGACAAGAGCGCGGCATCCTTCTCGCGCATCATGATCTCGTAGGAGCGTTGGTGCGTGACCTTCTCGCGCTCGACACCCTCGGCGGCGGAGGTTCCCTTGAGGTAGCCCCAGACGATCGTGCCCACGCCGAGGAAGGACGGCTCAAGCGAGCCGAACTCGTCGAGATCCGTCGTGCGGTTGAGCACGAGGAACGGGGTACGCATCAGGCCGGAGCGGACTCGCCTCATGCCATCCTCGGGATCGAGTAGAGCCGAGCGAGCGACTCGACACCGTGCGGGACTTCGGTGAGCGCGGTCTCGCTCCCGGTCTCTCGGGCGATGTCATACCAATACGCGACCGACATCAGCACGGCCTGCCGGAGTGCCTGCGGGACATTCGCCGCCGCCGCGCCGTAGCCGGCCGTGTAGGACACCGTCACGCTTGAGATGCCCGCGTAGAACCGCGTCGCCGGCCACGCCGAGAGCGTGCTCGGGTTGATCACGATCGAGCCTGGGAGCCGCTGCCCTTCGAGCGTGTACGCGCTCGCGCTCAAGGTCTGCGTCGTGCCCGCCGTGTCCACATAGGTGATCGAGGACACCGCCGAGACCTTGCCGGCCGGGAGGATGATCTCGTATCCGCCGGGGAAGCGATCGAGTTTGAGCGTGTAGGTGCGATTCACGAGCGGCCGATTCGCCAGTCCCTCGACATAGTTCCGAGCCGCCACGATGAGCGAGGTGATGAGCGAGTCCTCGTCCGTGTGCGTCACGCGCAAGTGCGCCTTCGCCTCGGCAAGCGTGACAGGCTCGACCGCCGGCGAGGTGGCCTCGACATTCGAGAGGTAGGTCGCACCATCAATCGCCAGCATCGCTCGCCTCCTTCGTCGCCTTGCGAAGCCGCACGCGGCCACGCTCGGGAGTCTCGATCTTCGGCTCGTCGCGCTCGACCAAGCCGGACGCAATGTATCGCGCCGCGTCGGAATCTGGAATCTCGCAGCGCATCCCCGCGGCGAACGCTCCGGCACTCGTGACGAAGGACTTCAGGATGTGGACTCTCATGCGTGCTCCGAAAGAAAGAGGGCGAGCCTTGCGGCCCGCCCTCGTGTGCGATCAGTTCATCCGATCAGGGGTTGACCAGAGTGCGGAACGCATCGGTGCGGCAGATCTTCGCATCGAGGCGCATCTCGCCCATGTACCCGATCTGGCCGTTGCCGGCGTACAGTTCGCGGAGCACCTGGACTTCCATGCCCGAACGCTCGGCCATGACGAAGTGATCGAAGTCACCGATCACGGCGAGGGTCGCCGCTGCGGTCGATCCGAACGAAGTCGCGTAGGGCGAGGCGTACACCGGGATGCCGAGCAGGCGAGCGGGTTCGCCGGCCTTGAAGGACTCCTCCCAGAGGTAGGGGATCGTGCCGCTCGTGGTCACGGCGTTCTTGAGCTTGCGGCAAGCCTTGAAGAACGAGTCGTGGGCCACGATCGCGCAGGTCGGCGACACGCGGTACTTCTGGGGCAGCGCGTAGACGAAGTCGATCAGTTCGTCAGCGGTCAGCGTGCCGGCCGTGCCGAGTGTGTCGCCGGCGGTCAGGCTCGCCGAGGTCACGCCCTGCGGCTTGTTCGTGCCGTTGCCGTTCCAGAGTGCGTGCTCGATCGAGTGCGCGAACAACTGGCCAAGACGGTTGGCGACGATCGACTCGATCGAGAAGTCGCTACCGCGAGCGGGAGCGTCCGCGACGAGTTCCTTGGACACCTTGACCACGCGGCGCAGCGCGTTGCCCGTGAAGGTCTTGTTGTCGTAGGTCGGCGAGTATTCACCGACCGCGCCACCTTCTCCGGCCCATCCTTCGGTCGCGCCCGAGTCGAAGTCAGACGAGGTGAAGTCCACTTCAAGCGTGAGGTTGGTCGTGAAGTTGCCGACGGGGATCTTGCGGACGAGGTTGAGGATCGCCGCGTTCTGCTGAATCGACTTCTGCAACTGGGCGTAGAAGCCTTCGCTCGGCAGGTAGCCGCCGTCAGCGGCCGAGCCGGCCGAGAGCGCGCGGGTGTCGAAGTTCGGCGAGTAGCCGCGCTTCAGGTAGTCGCCGAAGGCATCGGCGTACTTCGCGTCGGTCACGATGCCGCGCTCGATCTTGGCGGCGACGGCCGGAGCCGAACGCTCGACCACGACCACGCCGTGCGCGCCCTTGGCGGCGCGCGAGTTCAGGTCGGCGACCATGTCGCGACGCTTGGCGAGCGCGTCGTACTCCTTGCTCTTCTTCTCGTACTCGGCCGACATCTTGGCCGCGTCCTCTTCGGTCGCGCCCTCCATGCCTGCCACCATCTCCTGCATCTCCGCGTAGAGAGCACCCATCTTCTCGACGAGTGCCTTGTAGGTATCACCTTCCATATGTTGCCTCCTTTAGGCGTTGGTGATTAGTTGCTCACGACCTGGATCAGCGACCGAGGGTCGATGATGTTGCCGCCCACGCGGACGGAGGCACGGAGCACGACTTGTCCGGTGGCCGCAGCCACCTCGTTCAGACGCTCGATCTGCACACCGTCGCGGTGCATGGCGAGCACATATGCGTCGAAGTTCACGAGGAAGCAGAGGATGTCCCCTGCGCTGCCGTGCGTGAAGTGCGGCGTGTAGAAGGCCGGCTTCCCGAGGATGCGACCGAACGCCGCGACCTCGGATTCGAGCGGATCGTGCAGCGCGCTGCTGTTCGCGGATTGATGCGTGAAGTCGCCGATCGAGTTGTTTCCGAAGATCCAACAGGCTTTGGCGTGCGACGATGCGCGCATCTTCTCCAGAGCGATGCCCATCGATGAGAAGTCGATGTGATCGACCGCCGCACTCCCGCCGTCCGTGACAATCTGGTCGGTGTGCTGCGCGTACTCGAAGATGCCTTGGCACTCGCGACGATTAGCGACGGTCGAAGTAGCAGGGCGTCCGATGATGATCTGCCGCTCGATCTCGCTCGTGAGCTTCTTCGCGAGAAGATCAGCGAGCATCGCCTCGACCGATGCGCTTCCCATCGATTCCTCGATGAGTTCCTTCGAGACCGTGACATTCACGCCGACCTCGTGGAGCGTGATCTTCGCGTTCTCGTAGTTGAAGGCATAGCCCGAAGGAGCCGCACCAGACACCGTAAAGCGAGGCAGAGCGAACGCCGCGCCGGCGAGATCGGCGCGAGCACCCTCCTCCTTGTAAGTGATCCGGTTCGTGGTCTCGGCCGTCTCGGTGTATCCGGCCACCGACAGCGTCGGCCCGTTCACCGTGACCTTGCGGCATCGGCCGATCAGGTAGTTGGTGTCGAAGCCGTCGCCGATGATCTCGCTCCAGTTATCTGGGGCGATGTTCGCGGCCGAGTCAGTCACGCCGCGCTTCTCCGCGAGGATCTGCGCGTCCTCGCTGCTGATGCCGTGAGCACCTCGCAGGAGGTAGCGGTAGAAGGCTTGCCGATGGGCCGACTTGAAGTCCATATCCTTATCCTCGCATCTTTGAGTATCGAAGGTCAACGCTTGGGGCCAAGCCAGATACGCCGACGAACCGTCGCCGGCACGGGCGCGCTCGCCGTCCAGAGGTCGAACGAGCGGCGATCGACCACGAGGTCGGTAGCCGGGTTCGCCGGGAAGGTCACGGCCGAGACCTCGTGGAGTTCGAGATCCTCGATCATCCGGTGAACCTTGCCGTCCCGCTCCTCGAAGCGATCCGAGCGCACGATGAAGCCGAACGACATCGCCGAGACCACGCCCGAGCGCACCGCGACGCGAGCGTCCCGGCCGACCTGGGTGTCGATCGGCTCCATCTCGACCACGAGGCCGTGCTCATCCTCGGCGAGCCGGAGACTCCCGGCCGTCGTGCGAGCGATCGGCATCGAAGCGTCGTGGTTCCAGAGCGCGACCACATCCGGCTTCTCGCGGAGCGTGCGCTCGAACGCGCCGCGCACGATGATCTCGTGGGCGTATCCGATCGGATACGCGGTCTCGGTCACGCTCGCGTAGCCTCGGAGGATCTCCCGGCCATCGTCCGCACGCACTTCCATCGCCTGCCCGTAGCGTCGCTCCATGATGTCCCCTTCTGCGCGGTCTACGCGCTCCAGAATGTTCGTGGCCCACGAGCGGCCTGCGTCGCCTGACCAGAGTGCCCACGCGATCCTGCCGGCCGATGGGAAGCCCTCTTCACCCGGCCCCCACCCTTGGCCCTGCTTGTCCACCTCGTGCCGCGCGAAGTACGAGGCCATGCGCTGCACCGTGTCGATCGAGAGCGCGCGCCCGTTGGCGATGTCACGCGCTCGGGCGACCCCAACCTCCGTCCCGCCGCGCCCGTGCTCGCGCCGCCACGCGAGGCCACGGTCGGCCTCCTCGCGCATCGAGGCGTTAGGCTCGAAGGAGTCAGCCACCCTCGGCCTCCGTGCACATCGAGATAGCGATCGCGACCGCCTGATCCTGATCGTAGCCCTCGTCGAGGAGCCGACCGATCTTGCCGCTCACGCACTCCTGCACCTCGGGCGAGAGATCGGCGAGCCGCTTCGACTTGCGCTTCGCGTAGCGTCCCCTCGAGTCCCGAGCGGTCGGAGCCGTTGCCGGCACGGGAGCCGGGGCCGTGAGCGGCGACTGGTCGCCCGCCTTGCCGGCGTTCGGATCGACGATCGCCAAGTTCACGGGCGCGCGGGCCACATCGCCGCCGTCGATCGGCGCGTAGTTCTCGCGCTCGCGCACCTCGTTGATCGTGAGGAAGCCATTGTTGAGCGCGGTCGAGTACGCCGCGAATCGCGACGCGAGGTCGCCTCGGAGGAGCGCGTCGAACGAGATGTGCGTCTCGATCGGCTCGCCCTCGCGCACGAGCTTCCGCGCGCACTCCTCCTCGAACCGCGAGGCCCAGTTCGCGAGGCAATGCTTCACGAACTCGGCATCGGCCTGCTCGGCACTCGCGTACGAGGTCTTCGTCGCGTCGCCGACCATGTGCACCGGGACATTGAACGCGGCCGCAATCTGCGACCGACAGAACGAGCGCAACTCGACGAGTTTCGCTTCCTCGGGATCGACCGAGACCTTCTCCCACGAGTAGCCGCTTTCCAGGATCGCCACGCGGCCGGCGTTCTCCGCTCCGCCCGTGATCGACTGCCACGACTGGCGGAGCCGCTTGAGTGCTTCCTCGGTGAGCGTCCCCGTGACCTTGATCAGACCAGCCGGCCGTGCGCCGTTGCGGAAGAACGAGGCCACGAACTTCTCCGCCTCGAGTTCCACGCCGATGATGTTCCGCACGAGGTAGATCGGAGTCTCGCCGAGGAGACCGTCGAGGCTCGGCGCGCGAAGGTGGAAGATGTCGTACGCCTGCCACACCTGATCGGTGCTCTTCGCGATGCCCCACCGCGACGAGGTGTACGAGTAGACGGGCATCCCGTCCGGGCCGCGGGAGACCTCGACCGAGTCCGCGCGCAACTTGTGCAGGCCGACCACGCGCCCGACTGCATCGCGCTCGATCACCGCATAGGCGTTCCCGTAGAGGAGGCAGTCGAGGAGCATCGACTCGCGCCAGACCATCGCCCCCATGTACGGGTTCGGCTCGATGTTCAGGAGCCGATAGAGCGGATGCTCGCGAGCGGGAACCGGGATCCCTCCCTCCCGGCGCATGACTCGCCACTCCATCCGCGCGACGCTCTGGGAGATGAGCCGCGTGCAGGCGTATACCGTCGGAGCCTCCCTCGCTGCCTCCGGCGTGATCGAGCGGCCCGTGTCGGCGTAGGTCGAGATGTACGCTTGCGCGCCTCCGGGAGGCTGTCCGATCGGCGAGCGGTCGATCACCGCGCGCTCTTCGAGCGTCGGCTCGGGAGTCGGAGCGGGTCGGCGGAACCAGTCGATCAGAGCCATAGGATTCCTCTCTCGGCGTACGGTGTCACCTGTGATACCGTCGGCGCGGCATCGAGTGCTACCGCGAGGGCCACGATTCCCGCGACCACGGGGTCGATCTTCTCCGTCGAGCGTCGCTTGCTCGGGCGCGGGTTCGAGTTCGCGTCGAGCTCCACGACGCAGTTCGACATCGCCCAGGTGAGCACCGGGTTCCCGTCGTGCCGGAGCCGATGATTCGTCACCATCGCCTCCCATCGCTTGGTCGGCTCGGCCATGTAGTAGTAACTCTGGGGAACGCGCTTGAGCCGCAGGCCGTCGGCTTCGAGTTGCTGCGCTAGGCCGCTCGCGTTGTAGGGGTCGTACCCGACCGCCTGCACCTTGTGCTCGCCGACGATCCGCAGGATCTCCCGCCGCACGAACTCGTAGTCGGTCGCGTCCCCCGGCGTGAGCCGCATATGCCCCTGCCGGCTCCAGTCGAGGTAGGGAACCTTGTCCCGCTTCTGCCGCCGCTGCGCCCCTTCCTCGGGCGCGAACGCCCACGAGCGCACCCACGCCTCATCCTTGTCGAGCCAGACCGCCGTGAGCGCGGTGAGATCGCTCGTCTCGCCCAAGTCGATCCCGAGGTAGCACGGGAGGCCGGCGAGCCGGGACTCGTCGAAGTCCAGACGGCACTTGTCCCAGTCGGCCATGCGGAGCCATCGGTTCGACGCGGAGACATGCTGACAGAGGTAGTAAGTTCGGAACGGAGTCTCCATGCTCGGCTGCTCTTGAGCCTCCTTGCACTTCTCGGCGTAGTACCCCTCGTGCACCGTGTGCCCGAGACTCGGCGCGCACTTGCGCCAGGTCTCTGGACTCGTCCAATCATCACCGTCCCCGGCCGAGTAGACCACGGGCAGGAAGAACGGGTTGTCGATCACGCGGTCGCGCACCTTGAGCGCGTAGTCGTACATCTCGAACTCAAGGCTCTCGCGCAGCGTGCCGGCGGTCGTGATCGTCACGAGCATCGGTTGCCGACGCGCGCCGACGCTCGTCTCGATCGCCTCCCAGAGTTCGCGCCGATTCTCCATCGCGTGCACCTCGTCCGCGATGCACGCGCTCGTGTTCAGGCCGTGCGCGCTCGGAGCCTCCGAGGACATGACCTTGTACACGCCGGCCGTGCTCGGCACGATCACGCGATGTTGATAGACCTCGGTGCGACTTTCGAGCATCGGCTCGGCGCGCACCATGCGCTTCGCCGCCTCAAGGCATCGCCCCGCCTGCGCGCGGTCGGCCGCGATCGAGATCACCTCGGGCGTAGGCTCATCGTCAGCGAGTAGGTGATACAGCGCGAGGGCCGCGCCCAACTCGGTCTTGCCGCACTTGCGAGGGATCAGGATGTGCACGCGCCGATACCGCCTCGTGCCGTCCGGGCGCATCCAACCGTAGGCGTTCGCGATCACGGCCTTCTGCCACGGGAGCAGCACGAACGGCATCCCCGCCCAAGTGCTCGTCGTGAGCTTGCACGCGGTCTCGATGAACCGGATCACATGGAGCGCGGCCTGCTCGTCGAAGGTGCAGTTTCCTGCGGTCGCGATCGCGTCATAGCCGGGGATCGTGTTCCACTTCGCGGCCGGATGCTCGGCCGGCTTCTTCGGCTTACGCGCGACGCTTGGTGAAGATGTCTTCTTGCGGGGCACTCTTTGCCTGCTCCTTCGCCGCGCCGATTCGAGCGCGACCGACTGGGGTTAGACCGAACTCGCTCATCATCCGACGAAGTCGCTCCCCATGCTCGGCGAGGATTGCGCTCCACGGGTTTCGCTTGACGGTCACCCGGTACTCGGCCTCGACGCGAATCACCTCGCCCTCCTCGGCCAGACGCTTGCGCGCCTCCAGGTAGCGCGACCATGTGTCGCACATGAGCGCGAGCGCGTCGCGATCTCCGCTCGATATGATCTTCATCGCGGCGATGCGAGGGATCCAGTCGGCCCACGCCGCACGGCCGACATCGTCGAGCCACGCGGGACACTCGGGCAACGCCTCCTCCGCCGGCGGCTCGGACTTCGCGCGACCGGAGGCGCGCCAGTTCCCCGATAACTTCAAAGATGCCGCAGGTTTTGGCGGTCTTCCGGTCATGCAAGTTTCAATCGTCTACGCGTTTGGGGGGCACGCTTATCAACCA